CTACCCCTTGGGAAACCAGATAATCAGAGAGCTTGCCGAGATTGGCAGTCCCTTGCACCGGGTCAACCAGCGGGGGGCAGGCGGTCTTGAGCGCCTCAACCTGTTCGTCACGCCATTGGCTACGAGCGACCCGTTCAGCATCTTCCTTGGCAAACTGAGCTTGCTGGACGATGGTTTGTTCGGCGTCAAACTGAGCCTTGTATTTGGTATATTTAGCCGGGTCGTCATGTGCGAGCCGCAGCCAAGCTTCCGGGGTCATCCCCGCCCATCGGTCCGTCATCGCTCGTTCTGCTTTTATCGCAGCGTCAGCAATGCGGGCGTTGAGCGCGGATAACTCCTTGGCTCTAGCCGTTGCCTCCTTACGGATAGCAGCAGCCTCTTCTAGCTTCAGCGTCAGGGCCTTGGACCCTGCCTTCTCGTTCTCCAACACAACAAGCTGGAGATCGGGCGGCAGTTCACCAAAGCGGGCTTTCGCTTCCGCTGACCAGAAATGAGGGGCCTCGATTGCCGGGGCTTCCGGTTCGGGTTGTTCCTCGCCCTCGTCGCTTGCCGTCTCCGGTGCTTCGAGGTCAGAAGACTGGTCATCTTCTGGAATAGGGTCTGTGTCCGGTTCTGCGGCCTCTTCCGGCGCATCAAGGACGGGGGCTTTCTCAATCTCAGGTGCCGGTGCGGCTTCCGCCATCAGTTCGGCTACAACACTTTCACGGGTCGCGGATTCAGACATGGTTTTCAGGGGTGGCGACGCTGCTCTAGGCTTGGCGTCTAGGACCGAGGGTTAAGCCTCGGCGGAAAGGTGATATTCGGCAATCTGCCCGTTGGCGATGTATTCCCCGATCATCTGGCGAATAGCATCGGTTGACTGGATAGCGGCGTGAAGTCCGAGAATGGACGCGGTGTCCGCCGGGGAAGTAGCAATCATACGCCGGACAATAGCCGCCCTAACAGCATCAAGAGCCGGGTCCAGAACGTCTAGGGCTTGCTTCGCAGCAGCGCCAAGGGCAGCGGTTTCAGCGACGTTCATCCCGGTTCTCCACCAAGTTCAGCGCCGTTAGAAATCCTTTGGCTTTCGGTCTGGGCATTCATCATGATTGCAGACGCTTTCAGTTGGCCTTCTAGCTCAATCTCGCGCGCCCGTTGCTGAAGTTCAACCTCTGCAATGTCACGTTTATGTTGAAGGTCAAACGCCGCCATCTCACGCCGCATTTGCATGGCTTCCGCGTTCTCTTGACGCTTCAGCAATGCACGTTCCTCAGCCTCCGCACGGGCAAGGGCAGCCTTCTCTTGAGCGATAGCGCGGGCGGTCTCAATCTCGGCCTGCGCCTTGACTTGGGCTAGTTGCACATCGGCTTGAGCTTGCTGCTGCGCCAGTTCCTGCTTTGCCATCGCCTCTTGCTGCGCCATTTGGAGCTTGGCTTGGGCTTCCAGAACAGCCGGGTCAGGCGGCGGCGGGGCTTGCGGCTCTTCCGATTGCACCGAGGGGTCAGTCAGGAACGGTTCGGCAGACTTGAAGTCGAGACCCTTTTCAAAATACCGCTTCAGATACGCATAGATGTTATCGAGCTTCACCAGCGGGCCTTCAACGCCGCCCTGCATCCCGATGATTTCCTGCATCGTCACCATACCGGCTTGCAGTCGCGCCATCTCGGCATCCTTGCCAGCCGACCCGACGCCGACTTCAATCGTCATGTCCTGCCGGTTAGCCCACGACGACGGGTCAATATCAATCCACTTGCCGCGAAGCCGCACGGTCTCCGCTTGTGTCGCGTTCTGGCGCAACAGGCGATGCAGCAGCAGGAACACGTCCTTAATGCCGGTATGGGCAAGAATGGACGCGATCAAGCGCACACGCTTTTGCGATTCCGACATAAGCGCCATCGCGCCCCGTGCCGTGTCATGCAGCGTGTCCGGGTTAAGCCCTTGCGAGTTGCGAACGATGCCCGTCCGCTTCTCACCCGCCACCGAGAAATGCTCGATAGCCGACAAGGTATCAAACGACAGCCCGCCAGAGGTCAGCGGAACAATAGCGTTGTCGCCCTTGCCGCGAACCGGAACGTTAGGCTCATTGCGGAGAAGGTCGGCAATCGTCCAGTCGTTCGCCTTGTCCATGTTGACATACATCCGCTGATTAAGGGCGAAATACCCCGAATCCAGCGTCATCCGTGTCAGCACGGTATTGATTTTCTGTATCTCAATCAGGCGGTCAGAAACCGATTCCCCGATAAACTGGTGAGGCACGATGTAAGGCGTAATGGCCGAGAACGGCACCGTAGGGTGTTCGTCCTCTTCGAGCAGGGTAAGCGCCGAACCGTCCGTCAGCAGCCTGTAACGCCCGTCCTCGCCGTCGATATAATGCTCAATGACCTCGACAATACGATGGTCGCCAAGCCCGCCCCGGTCGTCAACCTCTTGATCGGTGCGGTCCCGCGCTTGCTTTACCTGATTATCAATCACGCCATAGGCAGGAAGCGCATCGACCTTAGCCGCATCAATGCCCCGGCGCTTAAGCTCATAGGCCCTCAAGCGGGTCTTGTGAAAGCAATACGGGCTTTCCGTCAGCAGAACCGTATCCTTCGAGACGCCGAAGTCTTCAGGCGGAACCGCCATCACCCGCGCCCGCCACTTCTTCTTGGCACGGATGCAGAAATCAACCGTCATCTCGGGGTCAGTCATGTCCCCAAGGTCAGACTTCAGATAAACCCGGTCGCCGTGCTTTTGCACCGCCGATGCGAGTTGATCGAGGCTCTGGCCCTCAAACTCCTCCTCCGGCTCTTCGTATTCCTCGCCAAAGACTTTGAACACGCCGGTCTTGATCGAGAGCGCATCCTTGATTGCGCTATACAGGTTCAGAAAGCCGGGATTTTCCTCAAAGAAGACGTGCTTGACGTAATCCGTCTCTTGCTGCGCCGCGTCAACGTCCTCTGGCCCGACAGGCCGGAACGTCGCGATGTCCTCACCCGTGAAAATCTCAATGAGGTCGGGCAGCGCCATCTCGATAGCGTCTGACACGTCCGTAGAGCAGGCCGACGAACGACCGGGCAGCGATGGAACATCATCCATCACGCCCTTGATGTATTGAAGGGCTTTCTCGCGTTGCGCGTTCAGTTCGTCCGTGCTGCGGCCAACGGCCCGCGCGAACTCATCAGCTACAAGGGCGAGGCGGTCGCTTGCCATCAGTTTGCGCTTACCGTGCTAGATGCAGTCAGTCGGGTCATCACACGGCTCCGTAGCTAGGTATATCGAGGATTGCAGCCATAACCCTCGGCTCTTCGTATGTAGAGCACATCAGGCCGAACGCATCAGCCCCGTGGCTTGCCCAATCGTGGTTAGGGCCAAGCCCAATCCCTCGGGCTTCGTCTTTCTTCTCGTGATACGCCCCTAGCGCATCCAGTCCGGCTTGCGTGGTCGCCTGATTAAACCAAATGCGAGGGAACCACCGCCGAACCGCCTCAATGCGCTGTGAAGCCGCCCCACGCCCCTGATTAGGTATTACCCTCACAGAGAAGCCCGCTTGTTCTAGCGCACTCTGGTAAGACGCGTCGAAAACCTTTTCATGCGATGCGCCATCGTGGGGAAGGAAGCACTCAGCAGCGCCAAAGCCCGACTGTCTCAGCCAGTTGACGTGCGTTGCCAAGTCCTGCCCTTGCGCTTCGTAATACGCCAGAACCTTAATCTTCTCACCGACGAACTGGGCAATCCAAATGGCCGTAGCATCAGCCTTGGCACCCGTCCCGCCGATATCCCAATAAGCCCGCAACGCCATTAGCGGGTCGCGGCTGATCTCACCTATCCGATTATCAGCCCTAGCCTGCGCCAGCGCCTTGGCAAAGTAAGCGCCTTCGGTGACGGCCTCGTAACCGCCTTCCCAGATATGGTCATACTGGTCCGGCTTCATACGGAAGTCGTCTAGCCGCTCTTGCTCTAGCTCGGCAGGAAACCACGGGTTATCCGACCAGTTAGCGCGAACGACGACAGAACCAGTAGGCCGGTCCTCACCCCTTAGCATCAAATCCACCGGGTCTTTTTTCCGGCGCGGGTTCCATGAGAACCAAAGCTCAGAACCGGGCTTGCGGATTGTCGGCCTAAGCAGGGTCAGCGAGCGCGGAGAAAGCGTCTGGGCTTCCTCAACCCATGCCACGTCAAAGCCTTCCAGCGACTTCACCGAATCCGCCGTGTGGTCCTGCATACCCTGATAAATGATAATCCCGCCGCCCGGCGTAACCGTCACAGCCTTTTGGCAATCGAACAGATGCCCCAGACCGTGTTGAGCGATCTTGTCCTCAATCAGCCGCTTTGCCGATTGGTTGAGGTCTTTCTGGACCTCTCGGATGCACACTCCGCGAAAGCCGGGCTTGGCGATAGCCTTCGCCACCATCAAGTCAGCAAAGAAGTGCGACTTTCCAGAGCCTCGGCCACCGTGCGCCCCCTTATATCGGGTCGGGACCAACAGCGGCTGAAACACCCGCGCGACTTCAGGGGCGACTATCAACGACCCTCCACTCGATAGCCGCAACCATCTTCATGGCCGGGTCATCGTCATCGCCACCGATTATTGGTTGTTTCGCCTTGCCGTAGCCTCGGTCGAAAACTTCCTTAATCGCGGAGACCACAGCAGCGTCGCTGTCGCTTTCCTGAATAATCCTAACAAGCCGCTCCATCGCCGTTGGCGTGAACTCTCTTGCAAGGGCCTTAATGTCAGCAGTTGCCTTGTTAAGCGTCCCTTTTTGACGCCCGCCAGTCTTTACGCCTATCGCCATCTATTTTCGTCTATCTTAGACGCTCCCTAGTCGCTGCTCAGGGCTTGGCGACTGTGTGGGTTATGTCCGAGCGTTTCCGCCTTGCCAGTCAACAAATACACCCCAAGGGGTGCCCCGCGCCACTGGTCGGCTTCTCAGCCTGTAAGGTCGGATGGTAACTGCCCCGCTCGGGGTGGGTCCAGTGAGAGAGGGCGCGGGATGATTACGGAACGATAGCGTATTCCACATACAGGATGATCGAGCCGTCTTGATCGGCAGTCGTGCCACCGGACGACGCAACAGTGAAGTGGAACGTGGCCGGGGCTGATGCGGCGACATTGCGAGCCGCATACAGAACGGTCAGGGCCGAATAGCCTTGGGCTTTCAGGTCAACGTCAGCGACGTATTGCTGGCCGTTGGCAGCAGAACCGAGACGAAGGTTTACGTTGGTGGGAGAGCCGGGGATGTCGGCTGGCGTGTCCCGGTTGACGTGCTGAACGACAGCGCCAGTCGGGATGACAAACGTGCCAGCAGCCGCGCCGTTGACGACAGTGACAGGCACTCGAACGACGCGACGGAGAAGGCCGTTAGCCTCCATCTTTTGCAGAATTGTGGCCATGTGGCCCTCCTATAGTTTTGGGTTAGCCCTACTGACAGGGCGCAGTTAGTAGAGCTTGATAACCTCAGCCGAGAGCTGGGCATCGGTCCAGCCTTCCGCGCCCTCGATAACATGGGTTGTGCTATATCTGTTTTCACCGACCTTCACGTCAGCCCGCACCGCCCACAGGCCCGGAGCGCCATCTTCTCCCGGCGTAAAGACGCTTTCAGCGATGTTGCAAGTTTTTGTTGCCATGAGCCTATCCTTAAGCGGAGGTGTAGCCTTGAGCGTTCACACGAACGCCAGTGTTGACCGCGCTCAGGTTGGCGTTGAGGGCAGTCGCCGCCGTCGTCACAAGTTCGGTCGGGAAGTCAAAAGTCAGAGGGACGTTGATCGGAAGAGGCAAACGCCACCGCTCAGTTGCGCCGTCAAGGATGATAAGATCGACCGCCGCCGCCCCAGTGTTGATCGCCTGAATGGCCGTGATGTGACGCTTAAGGCTGGCGCCCCCCGCGACCTGAATGGCCACCGCAGTTGCAGTCGTCAGGTTAAGCGATGCGTTCCATCCCGCTTCCGCGACAGAGAACGGCTTTACAATAGCCGCCGCGCCGCGAGACATCGTGAGGCGAGCCGCATCACCGGCAACCAGCGTCACCGGGGCAGCAGCATCACGAACCACGCCGCCGACAGTGAGCGGGTTTGTGCCCGCCGCCGCGTCCTCTGCTGCGCCGCCGCCAGTCAGGGTCGTGACAGTCGTTACCGTGCCAGATGACACCGTGACAGCCGGGACGTTCTGGACTACCACCGGAGCGCCGCCAGAGATGTCTCCAGTTGGGCGGTTCAGCATCTCAACGCGCTGGCGCTCGTAGTCAAAGATGCGGACATACGACAGGCGCAGGCACGAACGCTTGACGACAGCGCCAGCCGAGTTGGTCAGAACGAAATCAGCGGGCAGGGTCGCGGCGAAAGCCGTCGTGCAAGGCACAAGCGTCAGGGCCGTCGTGACCGAGTTAGCCACCTTCCATGCGCCGTCAACGCCAAGGGTCGCGCCGTTGGTAACGTTCGTAACCCCTTCGACGTTGACGTAATCGCCAATCGACAGGCCAGACCATGCGGCAGCGCCGGTCAGGACCAGTTGACGCTGACCGCTTGTCAGAGTGGAAAGCGTGGCGTTGACACCCGAGTTGTTGACCACCCCAAGAGCCGACAGCAGGTTGCCGCCCTGAACCTTGGAAATGACACCGCCGTAGCCGGTGACCGTCGCAGCCGTGCCGATTGCAGCGACCGTGAACGTGGTCGGGGTTAGGACCGTTACAGCCGTGGCCGTAACGAGGTTCGGGAAAGCCGAAGCCGCCACGTTGCTGTTGCCGTAATAGACGATCAGGTCGCCGGTCGTCAGGCCGTGGTTTGTGGCCGTTGTGAACGTGCCGACGGTTGTGCCGGGCTTACTGACGCTAACCACCTTGGCAGTTAGGACCGTCAGCGCCTTATTGTTCGTGGCCCGGATGCGGAACTTGTATTCCTTCGACGGGTTCGGGCAGACCTGAGTGCGGAGAACGCGGCTTGTCGATTGCGCCACCGCATCAACCGCCACGTCCGACGTTTGAACGCGGTCGGCCTGCGGGTTAATCCGGTATTCAGTCGTGGGAGAGAACGCGTAAGTGTAAGGCGCGTTGACCGTCTGAACGGACGCCGTAGTGCCGACCGTAATGGCGTGGTTGCCAATCACCGTGCCGGACGGCAGGGCGTCGCCGCTTTCCGAACGGATGTAATAGCTGGCGTTGGTGGCCGTCGCGTTCTCGAAAATCTGCGACACGCCATCATTGGCGCGACCAAATCGCTCACGGAAATACACCGACCCCTTGGCCCCGACCGGGTTAGTGATGGTCTGCGACGGGATAGTTCCGCCCGGTCCAGCCGTAGCCGTGAACTGGCGCGGCGACGGGATAGAGGCCACCACCAACGCAGGATAGTTGGCCAGTTGGTTAGAACAATCCCGGATGCCGATGCTCTTACCGGGCACAAGGCCGTGATCGGCCACCGTGTCAACGGTCAGCACGGTCGTCGATTGCGTGATGGACGAAATGGCAAGATCAGCGACCGGAGCAAGTTCCGGGTCCGTATCAACAAACTCAAGCGAGAACTCTTGCCCAAGCGTCGCCTGCGAACGATGCGCCCCGATTGCAATCTCAACCGGCATATTAAACCGCGCGACCGTCTCTAGTTCGGTCTCGGTGCCAGCATCCCACGGGGATTTAGAGATAGACAGATACGACGCCGCAGCCGCGTTGCCGTCAACCTGCACAATGTCGCCGGTCGCGGCAACGGTCGTCCAGTTATCGGCGCTCAGGGTTTCAAACGCATCGCGGAACTTGGTCGTAATGTTCTGCGCCGCTACAGGGAGCGGGCTTTCCTCGCTGACATTGACCCGGTTAATCCCGTCCGCCGCCATGTATTGTGTGTGAGACATCGGGCCGTCCTGTCGATTGTGATTTGGGCTTATTGCGCGGCAACGCTGACAGCGGCAGGCATCCGCGCCTCAACCGCTCTTGTCTAAATGCCTGTGGGCCGGGGGAACGTGTCGGCTGGACGCGGATTAAGTCAGCGCCCGTCCCCGGTTCGGCTATTCAGCTATGGGGCTATCTGCGCTCTTGCCGGGGCCATTCGCCCAGCGGAAACGAGAGCGGCAGGCCCGACCGAGAAACCCCAGTCCGTTTTTACCTGCCGCATCCTTCGCTGAAACAATCCGGCGAAGGGAAGAGAACTAAACCGGCGCAAAGCGCCTCAATACGGATTACTCTTGCACGAACTTAATCGCGGGTCAAGCGGCCATGCGACGGTCGCGGCGCTCTCTCACCAGACGGTCAATGCTAACTTGCACCCATCTAAGCTGGCCACAAGCCGCCCTTACCGCCGCGCCTTGTGCGACCGGGTTCGTCTCTCCGGTGCAACGCTCGACAATGGGACGCCAGCGGGACAGGAGGGCTTGATCGGGCTTTAGAAGGTCAAAGAGCATCCGGGCGCATTGTGGGGGCAGGGCCTCAACCGCCGCGACCAGATACAGGTCAGCGTCGATCATGGCCTGTGAAATGTTCTGCCCCGGCGCTCCCTCCGATGAACCTCGAATATAATCAGGGCGACGGTCAGAACCGTTCTCGCCAGATGCCGTGCGGATTAGGGTCTCTAACCATTGCACCGCCGCTTGTTCGTCTGGGCGTCCTTTCAGCAGGACCGTGAAGCAGTCGGGACGATACCGAGCGGTTATCTCCTCGGTGCGCGGGTCCACATTGACGACGATGCCACGGCTTTCCAGTTCGCGGCGTTCGGCCCGGCGTTCGGCAATCGTTTCCATGTCCTGCGGGTCTGTCGGCTTTTTGCGGCGGGCCATTAGTGAACCACCTTGCCTTCACTGACTTGAACGTCTGTCCCGGCCTTTACGGGCCTATCAGATAGAACGACGCGCATATTCTTAGCGCCGCAAGTGTCAGCGATGATAACGGAATACTGCCCGTCTATCCGGCGGGCGCAGTTCAGGACGTGTTTTTTCATCTAGCCTTAAGCCGTAGCGGGGGCGTAGTTGCGAGAGGGATGATGCATTAGAGGGGCTTTCCGGTCAAGTTAGTATGAGCAGGGCGCGGCGGGTCCGGTGAAACCCGTTATTCCGCGCCCACTAGGCCCTCTAACTCCTAGCTGCTCAATGGGGTGTCTCGCGCCATAACGACCAGTGCGGCGCTAATGGCGTAGGAAATAGCGTTTGCCGTTGTGTAGTCGTAACGGTCTTTGATTTGTTGCAGATCGGCAAGCTGGCCAGCGTCTAGCACTACCTCGACACGCTTTGCTCCTGACTGGGCTTGGCGGGAACGGGCGCGTTGAGTGCGGAGGGTGGCGGTCATCATGCCAGCGCTCCCGTGAACGGGGGCAAGCCCAGCCTAGCGTGACGGGCGGTCATCATTGGCACGAAACGGTCGCAGCAATGAGCGCAACGATCAGCGGCTGGCGTTGCCATGAACTCGTTAACGCCGACAACTTCCGAAGCCATGCATTGATAAGTCTGGCGACCGTTGCGAACGACATTGCCCCGGCTATCGACACCGAGCGAGGCGCAGGCTGTGGTTCCGTTTTTGCCTTGGCGAAGATGAATCTTGGTCATGTCGTTCTCTCCCTTTGATGCACCCTTATCCCACACCGTTTCCGGTTACGCAATAGCCCGCGTGATTATTTTTGCGCCTTTTGAAATTGCCGCATAAACGCTCCCGGCGGCTCCCCATGCTTATCCGAGATGCGGAACACAGGCATTCCAGCCTCTGCACGGTGGGCAAGCCATCGGTCACGCGCGGCCCTGCTTTTCTCGCAAGTGTAGGAACGGACGGAGGTGATCGGGTCATTCATTCGGCTGGTCGCTCCATTTGATGCCGTTCCGGTTGCCCCATTCGTAAACGACGGACAGCAGGGCGGTGAACTCTTCTTTGCTTAGGGCCGACGTGGATTTGCCGACGCTGACAAACCCCGTCCCATCGAGGTTCGGCAGCATCCTGACTTCACGGTCCACGGCGTCCAGAAATAGCAGTTTCCATTCCCGGACTGGTAGCTTGACACCATGATAATCCCTCTGTCTGGCGATGTCGCCAATGGCAGCGTGTAGGGCGTCGTTTTGCGGGATTGTGCGTCCGGGGCCATGAAAGACAATCTTGCTCCCTATGGTGACGCCCTGCGCCCACTTGCTGGCCTTGTCTCGGTCAGCTTGTGAACGCAGGGTGATAATCGCACGGTCAGACACGGCCTAAAACGGAATGTCGTCGTTTAGATCGTAATGTCCAACCGAGCCGTTTTCTCGCTTGAATGCCACGCCG